AGAAGTATTACCAAGAGGTAATGCACTTTAAAGGTTGATAAAACTCAAACAATCTGATACAATATGGAGACCCTCACAAAGTGAAGGGTCTCTTTTTTATAGATACTTTTTTATACTACATCATTCTAATGAAAATATTTTTAGATACTGCTGACACTGAAGTCATTATCAAACACTTTAAAACTGGATTGATAGATGGTATTACTACCAACCCAACTCTTATCATGAAGAGTGGTAGAAATCCAGAGGATGTGTATCAAGAGTTGATTGATGCTGGTATTACTGACGTGAGTATGGAAGTTGTAGGTGATGCAGAGGAGATGAAATCTGAGGGGTTGCGTTTGTCTAAAAAATTTGGAAATGCTGCCACGATTAAAGTTCCTTGCACACCTGACGGTTTAAGCGTTTGTAAGCATCTTGCATCACAGAATATAAGAGTTAATGTCACTTTGATTTTTAGTGCAGCACAGGCGATTCTGGCTGCTAAAGCAGGTGCATCTTATGTTTCTCCTTTTGTTGGAAGGGTTGATGACAATTCTTTTGGTGGAGTGAATCTAGTGGCAGAGATTGCTTCTATTTACAGAGAACATATTGTTACCACAAAAGTTCTTGCAGCATCGTTGAGAGATGTTTCAAGTGTCTCTAAATCATTTGCAGTTGGATCTGATATTGTGACAATGCCTCCAACTGTTTTTGAGAAAATGTATAATCATGTGCTTACTGATAAAGGTCTTGATCTATTTCAAAAAGATTGGGACAGCGTAAACAATTAACACGAGAATAACAAACATGAGATTTACTGTTTACTCTAAAAATGGTTGTCCTTATTGCGATAAGGTTGATCAGGTGTTAAAGTTATCAAAGTTGGAGCATGTAATATATAAACTTGATAGGGACTTTGATAGGCCAGGATTCTATTCTAAATTTGGAAATGGATCTACCTTCCCTCAAGTTGTAGTAAATGACATGCAACACATCGGTGGATGCACCGAAACAGTTAAGTATCTAAAGGAGAACAAATTAGTCTAATGAAAAAGATAGACGATTTTGAAAACGTATACGATATGATTGAACATGCCATTGAACTTGCGTTTGATGGCAAAATGCAATTAAAATTTTATAAATTTTTAGAATATCGTAAAACAAAGAAGGTTGAGATAGACGCTTTCATCGAAAGTTCTACTGCTGCGGAAATATCAGAACAGGTGTTAGAGTTAGAAGAGTATATCAAGGGTGGTGCTGATAGTGATCACAAACAATTACGTGAAGCATATGGTCACATACCAAAGCCGCAAGCAAGAAAAATAAAAGCATACTTGTACGGTATACTAGAAGATGCATGGAGGTATAGTCGTGACCGAAAACCTGGAAGACGAAAAAAAGTCTCTAAATAAAAACAAACCCGAAATTAATCGTGGAGTTGAATTACTACTTAGAAATAGGAGGAAGAAACCAGACCCACCAAAAACATTCCAGATAAAATTTGGAAATCTAATTGCTCTTTGGAATAGAGAAATTGTATTTCACTTTAATTTTTACTTGGACATCCGAAAAAAATAACAATCTCTAGGAGGAGTGCCATGTCAGAAACACTAGTAGTAACATTGACACTTACAACAATCGTGTCTATTCTTGCATTATTGGTGGGAGGTATGATAGGATGGATGGCAAGACAACACTCATATGAAACTACTCCACCAGTAGTCTACTCTCATCCAGAGATGTTTGACTCCAATGGGAATGTTCTTCCCGATGAAATTGTAGCCCTAAGAATTGAAAACCATTATGACATCAACGACGAAGAAGACGACGACTAGGAAGAAGGCAAGGGTTAAACTTCCCCCTAATCCTTTTGCACATGAGGTTCTTGAACTTGTTAGCAAACAGAGAACCAAAGCAAAAAAAATAGAAATTTTAAAAGAGTATGAAAGTGATGCTCTAAAGTCTATTCTTATATGGAACTTTGATCAAACGGTTGTCTCTCTGTTACCAGAGGGTAATGTTCCATATAAAGAAAATGAAGTTCCCGTTGGTACTGATCACACCTCTCTGCGTAGAGAATGGAAAAACTTATATCATTTTGTGAAAGGTGGTAATGATGGTTTATCTGCTCTTCGTAGAGAAACTATGTTCATTCAAATGCTTGAGGGTTTGCATCCAGAGGAGGCTAAAATTCTTGTCTTAGTAAAAGATAAAGCACTTGAGGATAAGTATTCTGTAACTTATGATATAGTAAGGCAATCTTATCCTGATATACAGTGGGGAGGTCGTTCATGACAGCACCAGTAGGCAAAGCACCTTCGGTAAAAAAAACGGAAGAGTATCAGTGTCATGTGATTTTAGAAAGAACAACAAAGGAAAAAGCAGATGACAAATCTTTTCCAACTGATGCCTTTTTAGTAAGATATGTTTATGAAGGACAAGAGTGTTTAGATGTGACTCGTGCTGCTAAGGCAGTTAATGTCTTTGATAGGTATTACGACATTTATGGGCCAAATTCAGTGAAAGCGATTGATTATGGTTCTGGCACAGTTAGTCCTGGTATGTGGAATTTAAAACCACCTGAAAGAAAGAAAAGAAAAAGGAGGTTAAGAGACAATGACTGATGAAATTGAAAAACAAATTCATGATATCATAGAGGGTGAGATTCAAAATAACATAAATGAATTTATTGAAAAAAAGGGAAAGGGGTTTAAGGGAGAGGAACTCATAGCAAATATTTCAAAAGAGGAGGTAAACAAACTTGTTAAAGAGTATAAAAAAATTAATAAACTCAGAAAATCAAATTTATTTCAAGCATCTTTGCTTGATCCAAAAGGAAAACCCCTAAAAGGTATCGACTGATACATAACTACTTGACTATATAATATACATGTGTTAGTATTAACACAATCGTTCATCCCAAAAGGGACGCAAGTAAGCCGACTCGGAACGGATTCGTTCATCCTCATGGAAATTCTTATCGCCAGTCTCTTGTCTTGTGAGTATGCCACAGGTCTTGTCGATCAGATATACCGACAGCATACCGAGACTCCAAAATCTGAATTAGTTCAGATTGTGGCACAGAGCACTGAACCAGGATGCTTTGAGGACGCAAAAGCCGACTGAAGGAACGGGTTTAATCCACCCTACCTTTGGAGAAAGCCAATGGCAAAAGTCACTTATCGTGGTGTCGAATACGACACTGAAGAGTACAGAGAAATGCTCATAAAAGAGCATCAACAAACTCGTAATCACGATCTAATGTATCGTGGAATTAAAGTGAAAAGCAAGGCAATTCCTTGCAGTTAAGATAAAGGGGGGTTTACATACCCCCTTTTTTAATGTATAATTGTAAAAAATGGTGTAACTTATGGCACTACACATGCGTGAGCAAATACTAAGAGCATTGATAGCACATGCTCAAGGTGACATTGCAAAACATAAAGCAAACATTGAAATTTATCTAGAGCATCCTGCAGGTGTTGGTGAACATACTGACATCTTAGAATCCATAGAAAAAGAAATAGATACTATCGCAAAATATCAAGATCAGATAGATGTAATTAAAAAGTATTTCATGTCTGGTCAAACCATGACTGATATTGATAGAAGATCTAATGAATAAAGGTAAACTAAAAGTTTTAGTGAGAGCTTTAAAAGAGATTGTAGAGGAGTTAGAGTCGGAAATATACTCTGATGTAAACTCATACACCAAGTCGGATACATTTTCCGCACCACCAACAGATTACGATGAGGTCTTTGATGACGATGGTTACCCCGACTGAAATGTCACAAAATGTTAAACTTGTAAGTGTCACTCCTGATGCTGAACAACATATGGCATATGTTGCTCGTGTTAGTAATCCTAAGAATCAGGACAATGATAACTTTGCAGGACTACTTAAATATTGTATAAAACATGGTCATTGGTCTGTCTTTGAACAGGCATTTATGACGGTGGAAATTAATACCACTAGAGGCCTTGCTGCTCAGATACTAAGACATAGATCATTTACATATCAAGAGTTCTCTCAAAGATATGCTGATACTAATCTTTTAAATCAAGTAATTCCAATTCCAGATCTTCGTAGCCAAGACTCTAAGAACAGACAAAACTCTATTGATAACATACCTGAAGAAAGAAAGTTAGCACTTCAAAAAACTATTGCTAATCATTTTGCTTCTGGAATGGATCTTTACAATGAGTTACTTCGACAAGGTGTGGCAAAGGAGTGTGCTAGATTTGTGTTACCACTTGCCACTCCTACACGCATATACATGACTGGAAGTATAAGGTCATGGGTGCATTACATTGATCTTAGATCTGCACATGGAACACAAAAAGAACACATGGAAATTGCAGAGATGTGTAGAGAAATTTTTAAAGTAGAGTTTCCCACCATCGCTCAAGCACTTGATTGGTTCTAAATAATTAACCCCTATTGTTACGATATGCCTACTTACCCTGTTAAAAATTTGAAGACTGGAGAAACTAAAGAGATTCGTATGTCAATGACGGCATATGATGATTGGAGAAAAGAAAATCCAGATTGGGATAAAGATTGGTCAAAAGGAGTTGCTGGAGTTGGAGAGGTTGGAGAGTTTGGGGACAAGTTAATTAAAAAACATCCCTCTTGGAATACGATACTAAGTAACGTATCTAAGCAACCTGGTTCTACAGTAAGACCTATCACATAAGTTATGTCAAGAAAAAAGAAAGGAGATCAACCGATAGGCGTTGGATTAACGTCTAAACAAATGAAGAGAAAGAAACCAATTAATACTGACATGATGAGAGACATTGAGCCTCTCACTAGTAATCAAAAAGTATTATTTGAATCCTATGAGGATGGTAAAAACATTGTTGCCTATGGTGCAGCAGGAACTGGTAAGACTTTTATCACTCTTTATAATGCTTTAAGTGATGTCTTAGATCCACATACACCATATAATAAAATCTACATTGTAAGATCTCTTGTTGCAACACGAGAAATAGGATTTTTACCTGGTGATCATGATGATAAATCATTCTTATATCAAATACCATATAAAAATATGGTAAAGTATATGTTTGAGATGCCAACAGATGCAGATTTTGAAATGCTTTATGGCAATCTTAAAGCACAAGACACAATAGATTTTTGGAGCACATCATTCATTCGTGGAACTACTTTAGACAGAGCTGTAATTATTGTTGATGAATTTCAAAACTTGAATTATCATGAACTTGATAGTATAATGACAAGAGTTGGCACAGATACAAAAATAATGTTCTGTGGTGATGCAACTCAAACTGACTTGATAAAACAAAATGAAAGGAATGGTATTCATGATTTCATGAAGATTCTCCGTGTCATGCCATCAGTTAACATCATTGAATTTGGTGTTGATGATATTGTTAGATCAGGTCTATGTAAAGAATATCTACTCGCAAAATTGGGACTTGGTTTATGATCTTTGAGCATTGTAATTATCTTGGTGATCTTGAATTAAATAAAAAAGAAACTCCTGGTTGTAGACTCTACGAACTTCCAAATGGTGATTGGGTTCCCTCCATCACTTCAGTAACTTCATTTTACAATCGTCAAATTTTTGTAGAGTGGAGAAAAAGAGTTGGAAATGAAAAGGCAAATCAGATTACGAAGAAGGCAACTACTCGTGGAACAGATTATCATGAGGCAGCACAGGCATATTTAATGAATTTGGAAATGGATTGGAGAGAATTCAGACCTCTTACTGAGTTCATGTTTCATCATTCTAAACCATATCTAGATAAGATAAATAATATTCATGCAATAGAAAGAACTCTTTACTCTGAATATCTGGGTCTTGCAGGAAGAGTTGATTGCATTGGGGAGTATGAGGGGGAGTTAGCAGTAATAGATTTTAAAACATCAGATAAGATCAAGCCAGAAAAGTGGTTAGAAAATTATTTCGTGCAGGAAACTTTCTATGCTGCTGCGTACTATGAGTTGACAAAAATTCCTGTCAAAAAACTCATCACTATTATGGTAACACCTGGTGGTGAAGTAAAAGTATTTGACAAAAGGAACAAAGACGACTATATTAGACTTCTAGTTCGTTATATAAAAGAATTTGTACATCACCATACTGGGTCATCTAATGGAGAATGAACTAGAAAAAGCACTAGAAAGTAAATTCTTCTGCCCTGCTAGATTTGCACAGGAGATTGAAACTCTTGTGTATGAAAATAAAGAGATGAATTATATCGATGCGATTATTCATTTCTGTGAACAAAATGCTATTGATTTAGAATCAGTTCCTAAACTCATATCAAAACCTTTGAAGGAAAAGATTAAATATGAAGCACAGGAACTAAATTTTTTAAAAAGAACCTCCCGTGCAAAATTGATTTTTTAATGATGCCCTTTGATGCTTATCGTTGTTATTTGTCTCTGAAGAATCACTTTACTAAAGATCATTATGACTATCATAAGTATCGTGGTAAAACCAGAGCAACTGTTCAAGCCTTTTACAAGAGAAAAGATAGATTTTGGTTTGAGAAGTTTGCAAGACAAAAGAATGATAAAGAGATAGAGGATTTTTTTGTTTCTAATTTCGTAAGCTCTACTGATCCTGGCACAATGTGGATTGGTGAGATGATAAGAGAGGGTGAGGGTAGATACACCGATTGGAAAAAGAAAGTTCAATCATTATCATACACTTTCAAAGAAGAAACTAATAGTTTATTTGAAGGAAAGGAGTTGAAAGATATATTTGATTGTTCAAGGGGACACCCACCAGTGTTAAAAGGATATCTTGGTGGAGACATATCACTTGAAACTTTAGTAATCTATGATAGAATATTTGAATATGGAAAGAACTTTGATAAAAAATTAAATGACCCTGTATGGGAAACCGTCAGTAGGAAAATTAAAAAATACAAACCTTTCCTAAATATAGATGTACCTCGTTATAAAAAGATCCTTAAGGAAATAATTTTATGAGTTTTTTCGATTCAAATGTTGTTCGTGCGGAGATGACTGAGATACAAGAACTTCAAGAAGAAGTTTATGCAAATGTATTTAAGTTTCCCACAATGTCTAAAGAGGATCAATTATATCATGTGTCCATTCTGGAGAGATTGTTGAATAAACAACGAGTTCTTTATACTCGTGTTAGTTTATCTGATGATCCAGAGGCACAGGAGATGAAGGAGAGTATCATAAAAGGTGCTGTCCAAATGGGACTCCCCACTAATGTCGATATGAACATCTTATTTGCTAATATGAATAATATGGTGACTATGATGAAGAAAGAGATTGACAAAAAATTTTAGTGGTATTAGAATAACAAGGTACACACAAGCCAAATCTCAATAAAATCTAAATGTCATTTTCAGACTTAAAAAAACAATCCTCTCTAGGATCTTTGACTTCTAAATTAGTCAAAGAGGTGGAGAAGATGAACAATGGTGGAGGTGGTGATGACCGCCTTTGGAAACCAGAACTTGATAAAACTGGTAATGGTTATGCCGTTATCCGTTTTCTTCCTGCTCCCGATGGAGAGGATATTCCTTGGTCAAAAATGTATTCACATGCATTTCAAGGGCCAGGTGGATGGTACATTGAAAACTCTTTGACCACAACAGGTGGTAAAGATCCTGTCTCCGAATATAATCGTGAGTTATGGAACAGTGGTAATGAATCTGATAAGGATGTAGTTCGTAAGCAGAAACGTAAACTCTCTTACTATGCAAACATCTACGTTGTAAAAGATCCTACTAATCCTCAGAACGAGGGTAAGGTTTTCTTATACAAGTTTGGTAAGAAGATCTTTGATAAGGTCATGGAAGCAATGCAACCAGAGTTTGAGGATGAAACTCCAATCAATCCTTTTGACTTCTGGCAAGGTGCAAACTTCAAGTTGAAGATCGTGAAGAAGGATGGTTACTGGAACTATGATAAATCAGAGTTCGATAAAGTATCACCTTTACTAGATGATGACGATGCATTAGAAGCATTATGGAAGAAGCAGTATTCACTATCTGCTGTCACAGCACCAGACCAATTCAAATCATATGAAGATTTGAAGAAGCGTTTGGATTATGTTTTAGGTAACAAACAACCTGCACGTCGTGTAGACGAAGAGGTTGTGGATGAAGATAACAGTCGTGGTTCTTATGCTCCTGACTTCAGTTCTCGCAAACCAGAACCTGTTGTTGCCTCAGCTCCTGCTTCAGTAAATGAAGATGAGGAGGATACATTAGCATATTTTCAACGTCTTGCTGAAGAATAATTAGGAGTAAAGTTTAATATTTTCTCCTTTAACCAAGGTTCTGCTCTTATATTGAGTAGAACCTTTTTTGTATGACATTGCTGCCTCTAAATCGGTAATAACAATATTTAAAAAGTTTGGTTTCAATAAAAATATATTTCTTTTTTTATCTTCAATATTCAATTCATAAACATAATTTGTTATAGGTGTGGTTATGTTTGAAACTGTTGTAGACTTTCCAATTCTTTCATCCCAAAATTCAACTGAATAATCTTTAGGAACTTCTAAACCTTTAGGAATAATAATTGTTCGTTTAGTGTTTCTAACCTCTGTTGTTTCATAGTGATGAATACCTTGAAGATTTTCCTCGGATCCATACTTATCAAATAAAAAATTCTGAAAGGACTTGTGTTCAAGAGGCCACTCAGATTGAATATTAGTTATGTTATTTGATAATAAAATTACCCAATCTAAAGAGGAATCATCATACACTTGTGCCGCAACATTATCAGGTCGATCATCACCTATGATTTTGTATTTCTCAAAAAACATTAAGTCTTCAAATATATCTGACTTAATTTTTCCCCTTTTAAATAAATTTTTTACATTAATATACTGTGATATTTTAGAGTGATGGAACCGACTCACATATTCAAATTCTGGAACGTAAGAAAAGTATGAAGCCATTTTAGAAACCTATTCCTGCTGAGTCATTGTTAGGAAGACCAGTTTCTGCTGCTGAATCATTAAGTCCACGACGGCTTCCTCCTCTATCTAGATCTGTATAATCCTCATCATATATAGGTTCTAACTCACTAAAGGATAGTGTTAATTGATATGATGTCATTGTTTTAGCAGGGTCATCATATGTCATATATGATCCATCAGGAGTGTATTGGACAACACAGTTCAATAGGGCACATCTTTTTATTCTGTTGATGGATGGATGATCAATAAAGCTGTTCGTGTTGGGTGAAAAAATTTCATAGTTTATGTTAAATGTATTTGGTGTTTTTAGAAAAACATTTGTTTGAGAAGTTTTAACGGACATTCCTTGTTTAAAAAATCTAATTATTTTTTTAACTTGTCTTGCTTCATCTGGATCTCTAGGAGATAGTTTAAAAGTAAAACCAAAGTCTCTTAATTTAGGACCACCAAAAAGTAACTCTAAGTTAGGATTAAGAATTGCTCCAGTTGCCCTTGATAGTAATCCTTGAGCACCAGTTGCTTTTTGAGCTAAGTAAATGTTTAAAGCATCTCTAAAACCTGTATCCTTCTCTGCTAAAGTCTTTCTAAGTTCATCTTTCGCAGTTTCAAATGCACCGAGTATGCTTCCTCCCTCTCCAGCCCTATTGAATATGTCCACTGCTCCTTGTGCTGCTAGTCCAGCTATTGGATTTAATTGTCCACCTCTCCAATCTACACCTGTCTGATCAGCGATACCCTCGGTGATTGGTAAAATAACTGAACCATCTATTTTTGTTCTCTGTCTTTTAAATGGATTTCTTCTCTCAAGGGAACCCGTCAGACTAATCTCTGTTTTAGTCACAAATTCTTGAGTAAATTTTATTCTATCTTGTCTATTCCTCTCACTTTTTAATGCTATTGGGTAAGCTAAATTTTCATATCTTTTTCTTCTTGCATTATCCCCATCCGAAATTTCAGTTTCATTTAATACCGTACCACCCCTTTCAATATCGATTTCTCCATCTTCATTTTCCCCAATAACCTCACCATCCTCTGCCGTGTTGTTATTTCCAGTTGCAATATTGTAAAATCCTTTTTGTTCTGCAGTTAAACTAAAATCATCTTTTAATTTTTCTGTTTGATTTTTTGATATAGCATTTATTATATCACTATTGTTTTTCCATGAATCATTATCTGCAGTTACAAAAAATTCTCCCTCCTCATTTCTAACTCCGACTATAGTGGTTAATAATTCACCATCCTTAAATTCTTGATTGTAAACAGTTACCTCAAAATTTGAATTTGAGGTTTGCTTTACGTTTGTATAAAATTTTCCATCAAGTAAAACTGGAATATCTTTGGATAGATCATACACATTATTCTGTTCACTATTTAAATTGAGGAACTGAGACATTTATCTTTTTAGTTATTTATAGGGAAGTTTTGAAGTATCCGTATGATATATTACGAAGATCATTTATCTCACTGGGTCGAACCACATGTAACACACCTGCTATTTCTTCCCAAGTATAATTTTTAAAGTCACCCCAATGATAATTTAACCCTCTAAATCCCCATCGTTGAACATCAACACATGCGATGAGGGGATGTTGATCATATGTTAATTCAGGAGTCTTAGCATTATATATGAACGTATAATATTGTCCCACATCAGGAATCACCTCAGTATCTTTCAAAACATCTATGATTAATAGCATCATATCTTCTGGATCACTTGTGGATTTTAAATCATCCATGATAGATGCGATTCGATTATCACCTACTTGTTGTTCATATTGTTCAAAGTAACCTTCTAATTCATCTTCCATGATATATTCCTAGCTCTTGTTCGGTGATGATTTTAAATTCAATTTTTCTATCATTACAAAAATCTCTTGCTGCTGCCCATTTAGCCGTGTTAACTGCATAGGTTTTACATTCATAGAGATATGATGGAGTTACTTTTTTTCTTTTTTTAGGAGGTCGAGTTTGCTTTTTTGGTTTTACCTCAATCACATAGGTTTTAATCTGACCAGTGCTTTCTTTTACTTTGATAATAAAGTCAGGATAATAACGATGCATTCGATTATCAATAGGAGAAACGTATTTAATATAAAACTCTTCACTACCCCATTCAAGAACATTCTCATTTAGATCACAATAGTTGCAGAATTTGGTTTCCCAAGTGCTGCGACATATAATATTATTTGGATTTCCCTTGTATTTTTTGGGAAAAGAGGGTTTGAATAAACTCTTTTTACTTTCTCCCATTATACATAATATATCAGTAGTAATATTTATAGATGCCAACACCACGGCCAAATAAAAAAATCTTATCGAATTTAAAGTCAAGTATTTTACGACCTGCACTTACATCACATTATCAATGTTGGTTTGCGGTTCCTGTTGACTTAATTCAAAATGATTTAAAATTGAAGGAAAGAGATGGTGAATTCATATCCTTATCTTGCACGGAGGCAGCACTACCAGGAACCTCATTAGCAACTCATGAGATGTTTAATGATGCAACTGGTGTTACTGAGAGACATGCATATAGAAGACAGTATGATGCAACCTCCTCATTTACTTTTTATGTTGATACTGATTATCATTTGATAACTTTTTTTGAAAAATATATTGGATATATTGTTAATGATCCTGATAATGATAATTATAGTGAAAGATCCACGAGTGAATTGGGAAGACCTGATTACAATTATAGAGTTAAATTTCCTATACAATATCAAGGCAAAGTTTATATCAATAAATTTGAAAAAGATTATGGTGGTTTTCTGCAATATACTTTTGAAAAAGCATATCCTATTAGTATAAATTCAATGCCTGTTACTTATGATGCTTCTCAATTATTAAGATGCACTGTTAATTTTAATTTTTCTCGCTATTATGTTAGGACACTACCAGAACTACCAACAGATGAAACAATTGGTGCTAATGATTTAGCTGGGAGCACTGCTGGAGTTGCTTGATAAATAAATTTACTGAAGTGAAACGACATGCCATTACCAAAAATTGCAACACCAACTTATGAGTTGGAATTACCATCAACTGGAAAGACTATTCAATATAGACCATTTTTAGTTAAGGAAGAAAAACTTCTAGTTCTTGCACTAGAGAGTGAGAATACAAAAGAGATGACGACAGCCATAAAAAATGTTCTTAAGTCATGTGTTTTAACTAAGGGTGTTAAAATAGAAATCCTTCCAACATTTGATATTGAATATCTCTTTTTAAACATTAGAGGAAAATCTGTAGGGGAGGATATTGAGGTAAATATAATTTGCCCTGATGACGGAAAAACATCTGTGCCAGTGACAATTGCCATTGATGATATCGCCATACAGAGGGATGAAAATCATACTAATAAAATTAAATTAGATGATAATTTGATGATGGAAATGAAGTATCCCTCATTAGATGAGTTTATAAAAAATAATTTTGATTTTAAGGAAGACAATGTTATGGATCAATCCTTTGAATTGATTGCATCTTGTATGGATAAAATTTATAATGAAGAAGAGGTTTGGACTACATCTGACTGCACCAAGAAAGAAGTAAATTCATTTCTTGAGTCTATGAACTCCTCTCAATTTAAAGATATTGAGAAATTTTTTGAGACCATGCCCAAACTATCTCACACAGTGACAATTACTAATCCAAATACCAAAGTTAAAAATGAGGTAGTTTTGGAAGGGTTAACAAGTTTTTTCGGATAGCTCTAGTCCACATGGATCTAGAGAATTATTTTAAATTAAACTTTTCTTTGATGCAGTATCATAAATACTCATTAACTGAGATTGAAAATATGATGCCGTGGGAACGGGATGTCTATGTTGAGTTACTCAGAGCACATCTAGAGGAAGAAAAACTTAGACAACAGCAACAACAAGCATCAATGTAATGGCAGTAACGGCTAAACCAGAAATTTCAAAAATTCTATTGGATCTTGGAATAGAACCAGTAGATGTTTATGCTGTTGATAATGCAGAGAAAACATACATGTCTGCGTTGATCGAGGGTATTAATACTCTTGAGGTTGCCAATCAGGGAGACAGTCCAAGGTCAAGAATATTAAGAGATGAACTCAAGGCACTCAGAGAAAAAAGAAGGAGAGTAAATGTTGATAAATTATTTTCTAGAAGATCGGTATCTGCAAATAGAGTGAATCCTAAATCACTCTTGCCAGCAGCACAAGAGGAGGATTCTCAAAAACAAGATTTTGGAAGAGTTAACAATATTTTGGACGCTATCTTAAAAGTAATTTCTTTAGATTTTAAAAGGGAAAAAAATCAAGATAGACAAGATGATAAAGATGAACAAATACAGAGGAGAATAAACAGAGAAAAAAATTTAGAAAAAATTAAAAAATCTAGTTTAGGGGTCGCTAAAAAATTAACCTCCTCATTAGTAAAACCTTTTGAGGATATTATTGACAGAATAACTAACTTTTTATCAGCGACTGTTATAGGATATCTTATTAATAAGGTTCTCTCTTGGTTTAGTGATCCAAATAATAAAAGAAAAGTAGAAGCAATAGGAAGATTTGTAGGAAACTTTTATCCTGCTTTAATAGCTTTAGGTCTCACCCTTTTATCACCTGTAAGACTTTTGATTAGAGGTATGGTACAAACATTAGCGTTTGCGATACCAAAATTGATTGCTTTGATAGCAGCGAATCCCCTTGCGTCTGCTGCGGCAGCCACTTTGGTGGGAGGAGGATTACTACTTAATAATATGTTGAGTAAAAATAAAGAGGTAGAAAATTTATCAAAGGCACAGAATCAATCAACACAGAAAATCATAGGGGGAGGAGAAGATACTGGTGATGAGGAAGAAGGAGATACTGGTGATGAGAAAGAATCTGGAAGTGGATTTTCTGATGTAAAAGCAAAACCTAATATGGGAACTTTTACTGGTGATGGTTTTATGAAGGAGTTTCAGGGAACAGTTGGATTTCAAGAATTTAATAAAGGTGGAAAAGTTCCTGGATCTGGTAATAAGGATACAGTCCCTGCGATGTTAACTCCTGGTGAGTTTATCATGAGCAAAGGAGCAGTTCAAAAGTATGGTGTTGATACGTTAAAGAGTATGAATGCTGCTGGTGGTGGAACTAACATACCAACAGTTATGAATCAATACTCAGATGATAGTGAAACTAATACATCAACAGTTATGAATCAATACTCAGATGATAGTGAAACTAATATGTCAACATTCATGAATGAATATTCAGATGGTGGTTTAGTTAACAGTTTAAATTTGAAAAAATACTCAAAAGGTAATTTATTTAACACAGTTAATAATAATAGATTTAATAAATCTATGAAGAATATTACTGATAATAAATTTGTCAAATATTTTTCTGAGGGTGGTTTAGTTAGTAACAGATCTAGTTCTAGTTCTAGTAATAATTTTACTGATAATAAATTTGTCAAATATTTTTCTGAGGGTGGTTTAGTTAGTAACAGATCTAGTTCTAGTTCTAGTAATAATTTTACTGATATACAATTAGATGGAACTCAAATTGCTGCAAATCAAGGGCCTTCTACCCCTATAAAATATTATCCTGATACTGGTAGATTTCTTCCCAATAGAGGGGGTGCTGGACCTGGTAATATAAGACCAAAAGGATCAGCGATATTAGCATCGTTGTTATCTTTAGCAACAGGAAAAGGTGGATCACCATATCAGGAATTTGAAGACCCATTTAAAGGGAAGAAATTCTCTCCACCACCAAAAGATTTACCAAAGCCAGGAGATTCCCCTGTTAAGAAAGCAACATTTATAGAGTCAATTTTAAAAGAGGAATCCACAAAGGGTGTTCCCATATCTCCTCCTATAGTATCAGTAAACAATCAAACTATTGTTTTACCTGCCATTAAAGGGAGATCAAAATCAAAAGATACAATTCAAGAAAGAGAGAGCACACTCCCATATTTTGACATTACAACTATCTCTCCAAGAAGATCTATGACACTTATGGCTTTAGGATTAGATAGCGGATTATCGGTGACATAATGGGAATACTTTCAACTGGTTTGTTTCTAGCTAAAAATATAGTAAAGTCTAGAAACCCAAAAAAGAAGAAAAAAATTGAAGAGAGAAGATCCTCTGTCAGAAAAATGATGGGGATGAATGTTGACGAGAAAAAAAATGAAAAAATATCAAGTCCTAAGACTGCCATAATTAGAAGGACTATGGTAAGTCCAACTCTAATTAAATCTTTAACACCTGAGGGTGACGGATCTTCTAAAGATGGAAATATAAAAGATACCATAGAAAAATTAAAATTAATATTTGGTATATTTAAACTTAGATCGTCTCTAGCATTTAAAGAATTTTTAGATAAAAGAAAACAAAAAGCAGATGAGAGGAGAAGGTTAAGGGAAGAACAACAAGAAGACAATAAACCGTCTAGATCTCCTTTGGGGATCATAAAGGGGATGATTCCTGGTGGAGGAAATATTTTTAAATCAATTACTAATTTTCTCACCTTCTTAGCAGCTGGATTTATTCTTAATAGAATTGTTCCATTCCTTCCATCCCTTGCAGAGATTGGAACAATACTTGCAAAATCTGCAGATGGGATTGTAAAGTTTGGTGGTTTTGTATTAAATACAATTGCTAATGTCATAGATGAAGTTTTTATAAGAGTTGATCAGACACAAGCATTGGTATCTCGTGCAGGAGAATTAGTTGGAATACAAACAGAAGCAGATGGTCTTATTCCTCAGGTTGAAAAATTTAATAATCTTCTTAGAATTGCAATTAATGGAGCACTTATAGCGTCTATTATTGGGGTAGTTGGTGGAAAAAATTCCATCAATCTTCTTCGTAGATTGCGTATATTAGCAAGAGGGGGTCGTCTTGGAACAATTCCTTTTCGCAACGTAGGTCGTGGTATTGGAGCAGGAGGAGCAGGGGGAGCACTGTCAAATGTGACTCGTGGATTTGTTAGAGTTGGTGGTAAAGGTGTTAAACCAGAGGCGGTGGCCAGATATGTAAAGAGATTTGGTTACAGTAGAGCAAGAAGAGTGTTTGGTAAAGCAGGGTTAGCAAAAGCAGAGAACTTACTATCAAAATTTGATCCAATTACTGGGAAATCCATTTTTAAAGTAAACTTTAAAAGTAAATTCTTTCAAAAAAGAGGCACAGAGGTATCAAGAAAAGTTGTCAAGGGTGTTCAACAATTTAGAAAAGTTCCTATTCCAAGATCGAAAGTTGATCTTGCGATGGATGCGGTAAAAGGATCAACAAGTCAACAATTTACTAAGGTTCCCATATTAGATAGAAGAAAATTACCACTTAGAGTGCTAAATGATCAATTCAGAAAAATTGGTGTAAAAATCATTAGAGATGGAAAGAAGGGTGGTCTTCGTAAAGCATTTAATACTCCAATATTTAAAAAAATCATTAAGAGACCACTTAAGTCCATACCTTTTATTGGTGCGTTTCTTGATTTTCTTATAAGTTGGTTTGTTTTTGGTGATAAACCAGCAAAAGCAGCTTTTAGAGCAACTGGTGGAGCATTAGGTAGTTTTATCGGAACAATTATTGGTGGGCCCTTTGCACTCTTTACCACCATTGGTGGTGGAATTGCAGGTGATTTTCTTGGTGCTGGTCTTTATGAAACAATATTTAATAATAAAAAACCTAGCACTCAAACTATAGAAAAAACCAAAAAATCAAAAAGATTTGAGGAGGGTAAAGATGAAGGTATTCAAGTACCTCTTTTAGATTCTTTGACAGATGATGAGAATTCTGCAGAGAAAAAGTTAAAGGAAAATCGTGAAAAGGGAAGAAGGTGGTGGGATCCTTTGGGATTATTTCCTCCTGATCCACCAACAAAAATTGACAAGGATAAATTAATTCCCAAGACACCCAAAGAAAAAGCACAAGAGAAATTAACAAAAATAATAGTCGGAGATAAAACAAAACCAAGACCAAAAGGTTTTATGAGAGGTCTTGCTGGAACTGCTGATTTTTTCACAGGTGACCTATTTGATTTTGATAATAGAGGTTATTTTGGAGGTAATTTTGCGATAGATTTATTAAAATCAAAATCTATAAAGGATACGGGTGACATTGAATTGTATCCATATTATAATACGGTTGAAATAAATAATAATAACTTTATTTTGCCAGTTGAAGAAGAGGAATAATGCATTCAAGAGATCCGTTAAAAATTAAAACTTTTGAAATCATATCAAATGATGATGAAAATAAATCAATTTCTCTCAGTGGAGAGGGTCTCCCTATTTTAGAATATAGAGAAAGTATTTTCATGCCTTTTGTTGAAATAACCGCAAGGATTATTGATACTGGAAATACAGTTCCTGTTGATAATGGTAAGGCAACCGTTGGATTATTGGAGGGTGGATTTGGGCAAGGAACAGAAACAATTAAATTTCATATTGAGGATGAATTTGGAAATCAAATTAATTTAACAGATGAAGATGATCTTAGAGTTGATTATGTTGGAAATGAGGATCAAACTTTTGCAAATTCTAGTTATACCATGACGATTGTTTCTAAGGAGGCTTATAACAATACTTTAGTAAGTAATAGATGTAATTCAAATGCATTGTACAGTGGTAAAATACATGAATCTGTCGTTGCAATATTAAAACATAATTTAAAAACTCCTAAATGGAATAAATCTTTTATTGATAAAACCATAAATGAATATCATGGAAGAGGGATGGATAGAAATCCTTTTGAGATGATTTTAGATTTGCAAAGCATTGCCATACCTGAGATGCAGATCAATGGTGAATCTGCAAAAGGAAAAAGTTCTGGTTATCTTTTTTGGCAAACATCAGGTGGATATAACTTTAGATCTGTAGATCAAATGTTTAAAACAGAGGGAGTATTTCCAGAGATAAAAGATTCAACAGGAAGAAAAATACTTAATTTTGTAGAAAATAGTGAAACTGGTGAAGATCTACCTGAGGGATATGATGGGAAAATAATCAAATCAAAAATCACAATGAGCATCAGTGGATTAAAAAATTTTGAAGATGGTGCGTATTCAACTCAAATAGAAACATTTAATAATGTTTCAAAAGAATATGATGTTCTCAAACTCTCTGCTAAAGGTGATGGTAATAGTGTGATAGCAGGTCGTGCTTTACCAAAAATAAATCCAGATTTTTGTGATGAGGAAGGAAATCCTTTCCCAACAGCAAGAAAAAGAACAAGAGTTCCTGTTGGACAAACAGTTGTAGGTGGTGATAACCTCAAACTTCAGGTTGAAAAAACAGAGAAAGAGGCGTATAATGTTAAGGAAACAATTCAACAATCTCATCAAAATTTTAGACAAAAACTTACCACTAGTTTAACAATTGTCATCGATGCTAATTTAGGATTACGTGCTGGTGATCTAATCTATTGTGAATTTCCCTCACTTACTAGCCGTAAATTAAATCTTGGTAGTCGAACAAGAAAAAGTGGTATATATATGATAGCAGACTTATGCCACTATGGTGATGTTACAAGTGCTTTCACTGGTCTGAATTTAGTAAGAGATTCATTCGGTACAAAACTCGATGGAGATTAAACCCATGACAACTAATACACCAGATCACGATTTAGACCATGAGGTCTATATTGATCCCAAAGATCATAAAGAACATATCAATCATGGTATGATCGAATATACTAAGGAAGATTTAAAATTACATAACGATGCATTTCATGCTCATAGTGAGGATGAAGTTGATGAAAATGACGCAAAGATTAATGATTGGCATACAAGGCATGAAGATCAACATTTGGAGGTCTATTGTGACAATCATCCAGATGCATTAGAGTGTAGAGTGTATGACGATTAATTTAGATTCTCAACAAGCTAGGTTAATAAAAAAACTTATTGAAGAGCACACTGGCAAAACAAAGCTAGAGTTAGCTCAGATAGATGATAATGCAAGTTACATAGAGACTCTTCAAAAGACAAAATATAATGATGGTGAGGATAATCCAAACCCTAAGGTAATATATCCTCGATACAAAATAAAATTATTTACTGAGGATGACGGGAAATTTGTTCCGACTGGAGGATTTTCTTGGGCATATCCTCAATATCACACATCAGGGTTAAGGGGTGAGTCCACAGGGAATCAAATTCTCCCTCGTGGAAGTTATGTTTATGTTTACATGGACACTGACACGGAAGAATATTTTATTGACAGGGTTGTTCCGAATACCATATCAGATCCACAGATAAAGAAAACTACGAAGTATGAACCCGTTAGTGGATTTGATCTTACTACTCAAGCATTTTTAATTCCAAACACCCTTTACAATGAGGCTTGGACTGGGTATGCAAATTTATCGGGTAAAAATTTCGGAGAGATATACAATTATACTGATGCAAGTCTATTTGATTGGAATCAAGATTCATTTGCTTTAGACCCTGATATTGTAATCCCTACAGTTAAGGGCAAAGATAATAGTGATAATTCTGTCGTGGGAATTGGTAAAGCATTTGAGGGGGTAATTAAAAATATTGATCTTCTAAAGGCAAAACTTTTAAATTTTAATCAAAGTTTAGGTTTTGATGAAAACGGTAATCCAAGAGGCACTGGTGCAGATGGTATACCTATAGGACTATCAACCACAGGATTAGGCGGTTTACTTAGAGTTGGAATTGGTAATCTTAACGCAGCACAAGAGAGTTTAGATTCTTTTCAGGATGAAATAAATAAGGGTGCCAAACAGATGGCAGAGTGGATGAAAGAAATAATTGAAAATGTAAAAGAAAAATTACTTGCACAATTCAACTCAATATGGAATGCAGTCAAGGGTGCTTTTCCAGCGACAGGGAGATTCAAACAAAATGAAATAATAGCATTAATTTTAAAAGGAATATCTTGTGCTTTTAACTTGTTGATAGCTAATCTAGGAGATTTGATAAGAAATGCGATAGAGGTTGTATTTGACAAAATAGTAAATGTAACTTCATGTTTAATTGAAAATTTTGTAGGAACATTTATAGGTCAAATAGTAGGACAAATATCCGCATTAATTCAAGGGGTGTTGGGTGGTATAACTGGGATAATGAGTAAGTTATCTGGATTTGCACTAGCAGGAGTTGATTTTTTAAATGCCATTGGTGATGTATTAGAATCTATTTTATCACTTTTAAGATGCGAATTTACTCAAGGTGGCCCTGAGGAGGCAAGTGCATGGAATCCAATAGATGGGGGTAAACCAAATAAAATTAAAATTGATATTAAAAGTGTATTTGATAAAGCAAAAAAAGTTGGACAAAAGTTTAGAGATATAACAAATGTTCCTGATGATATTGAGAAATATGAATTCTTCTTTGATCCTCAAGATGCTCTTGATACTGCAGTAGATATTACTGGACAAAAGTGCGACACAGGGCCTTTGTTATGTGGATTACCAGATGTTCTTTTCTGGGGAGGAAATGGATCAGGTGCCACTGGCAATGCCATTGTTGATACAGCAGGATCATTATTCAGTGTTGATATAATTTTACCTGGAGAATATTCTTCAACACCTAACGTTGAATTTGATGATAGATGTGGTCGTGGAAGAGGGGGATGGGGTGATGTCAGTATTGGTAAAACTACTCGAATCGGAACAGGAATAGGAACTACAAATGTTGGAGCAGGAACAACAATTGGTGATGGCACTGGTGGTGAATTAACTGGAGGTCAATTTGGTCAAGGATCTGGGACGGGGATAGGAGTGACATTTATTGTTACTGTTAAAAAAACAAGTGGTGGTAATAAATATGTCGTTGATGGTAGACAACAAAGAGTATTAACATTTATTAGAGGCAATACATATATTTTTGATCAACAGGATGAGACAAATAAAACTCATCAATTGAGATTTTCTGAGACAGATAATGGAACTTGGAATGGTGGTGTAGAGTATGAAAGGGGAGTTACTATTGATGGAATACCTGGAACAGAGATTGCGTATTCTAGAATAATCGTCAACAACAATACACCAAATACCTTATATTATTATTGTATAAACCACTCTGGTATGGGAGCCAAAATAAATGTAATTGACGATCCAGATTTTGTAGGATTTAACAGGAATGGTAAAAATGCAACTGTCGAGATCGAGACCGTCGATGCAAGTGGTGGTGCTTTGACATTAAAGAATTTAGTTGGTGGTAGTGGATATGTAGCAGGATCAACTAATCAAAGCACAACTGGTGGTAGTGGATCTGGATTAACTCTTGATATTGAAACCGTTGATACTGGAGGTATCACTTTACTATCGATCAATAATAAAGGATCCTCATATGAAGTTGGAGATATTGTAAACATCATATCAAGTGTTGATACAGACACTGAAGATACAGTTGTGGGTGTAACCAAAGTTGTAATTCGTGATGGTGGATATGGATACATGTTCCGACCAGATGGGTCTACTGGTGGAATGAATAGAACATGGGCTAATCGATGCCAAACTGTTGTTCAAAGAAGAAATGGTGATTGGGTTAGATTTAATTACGATGATATTATCATTTTATACTATGGTGACTGTATACAATTACCAGGAAAACCGATAGTTTGTATTGATGATGGTTTTAACGAGAATGACTTGCCAGGATGCACCATAACTGGGATCGGATCAACTGGTGGCATTGTATTAAATGACATGAAGAATTTTCCTGTTGGTTTAAATACAACTGGAGATAGAACGGTTGACTTTACTAACATCGCTCTAATAGATGAAAGGTGGGATTGGGAGAAGTTTGGTGTCGAACAAACAGATACAAATCCTAATGATAATTCTATTCTTGATGATGAATGGAAATTTAGATATAATAATGAAACTGTGGGAACTTTTACTCAAACTAGTCTTACCGAGATACCTCAAATTTATGATCAAGACAATAATATTTTGTATAGAGTTGGTAACTTGAAAGATGACCCAAGAATTGATCCCATCGCACAACAAACTCCTTGGGTGAGGTCAGCTGATAATCTCCCTAGAGGTGTTGAAGGTTTATGGTCACCCTTCATGAAAAATTATGCGGTGTATCCATCAAACACAAAGGCATTACTTGGAGCACACACTGCAATTTGGGAGATCGATGCCACTTTTGGTGGAAAATATCAAATTGAATTTCAATCAGATAATAAAGCAACAGTCTCTTGGGATGGAGTTGAATTGGCTCAAACAACAGAGTTCCAATCTCATAACGTGTCTATTTTTGCTGCTTATGCTGGTGACGTTGAACCTGGAATTCATCAATTGACGGTTACGATTGAAAATTTACCACATAAAGATCCCGAAAAATTAGCTACTACTAATTTGTGGGATTTTAATCCTGCTGGAGTTGCTTTTGTAGTTAGAAATCCTTACAATCAAATTATAAAATCATCTCTTGATCCATATCCAGTTGCTAATAAAGTATCAGCAGAGACTTTTTACAGTATTTTATCATATAATGTTCTAAATATAAACAGAAGTAATAATGGTGATGGTGATCTATACTTTGGATACACAAAGGATTATACAAGAGCTAAGTTCTTGGGATACACAGACGCTGACATAAGAAACTTCCTCGCAAATAACACTAATGGAAAAGGAAAGAATTTAAATCTTGATGATATAATGAAAGATCTCATGGATGATGAGGATTGGGGAACTTTTGGAAATGGTGATATATCTGTTACACTTTCAGCACCTGCTTGCCCTTCAACAATACCAGAGGATTTTGATGACACAAAAACACCAACTTATCCTTTGATTTGCACATTAGATGAAATAGTAATAGACAATGAGGGATTTGGATATGATCCTGTAAATGACACCGTTGAAATTATTCCTGATAATGGTGCTCAAGCAGTGATATCAAGGTCTGATGGTAGAATTCAAAACATAACCGTTACAAGATCTGGTGCTGGATTTACATCAATGCCAGATGTTAGAATAAATACCAGTACTGGATACAATGCTGTTTTGATCCCTGTCATAAAATGTCTCAGACCAGATCAAATTCCTGATGCTGATCCTGAAACCCCTGTTGTGCAGGTGGTTGATTGTGTTGGAAATGTTGGCCCTGCTGCTCGAACCACCGTTAGATAATGTCTCAAACTAAAGTAACTCAACAACAAAATTTTAATACCACTGAGGGTGGATTATTTCTTGGAGCTGTCGCTAGAAATAATGCCAAGATGTCTGTGATGCTTCGTAATATTTTTCCTATGGGATTTAAAAGGGCTCATTATATTGGGTTACAACAAACTGGTAAATTGAAGGGTAGCATAATAAATAGTGCTCCTGCTGTCTTTGAAATTATGTGTGGCGAGAGACCAGCTGCATATACAGGATCTGATAATGGTATGGCAGGATTATGGTATGCTGAAAATGGAGATGTGATTATTCATGCACCGAGAGGAAAGATAGTTTTGTCTGCTCAAAACGTAGACTTAATTGCCACTGGTGACGGAAAAGAAACTGGTTATGTTAATCTTAGAGGGTCTCAAATAGTTGGAAAATCTGATAAAATTAAAATGGACGCTGGTGACTCTTGTGGTGTGAGTGGTAAAAATTCTATGAATGTAGCCTCCTTAGGTAATATTAAAATAGAGGGTGGTGATGTTCAAACTATTGAGGGTGCTGATGCTCTTAGAATACCTGGTACAGGTAACTTGTCTATTCTTCAGTGGACTGAATCAATAACAAAATTGGCAAAAAATATAGTGGGAGGGTAGGAAAATGTCTCAGTTTACCGATGTTCATGTAGGAAATCAATTAACAGTATCCTCTGCACTACCAGGATTAAATGAGAGTCCTATTTTACCTGGTAGAGATCCAATAAACCTTGGGATAGGTCCATCTGCTATTCCAGGCTCAATATATGCCAATGGTGTGGTCCTTATAGGTAATCCAACATCTTTCATTATCCCTGAGATTCCAGATGCTGCATTGATGGTTTCACGACCTAATCCAGTCATGAATCCTCTTGCGGCAAAGTGTATTGGATTGTTTAAGGTTAGTAATTTTGGAGTACCACCGAGTCCACCAACACCATTAGATGTTCAGTTAGGTGATATAACCAAGGGACCATTAGATATGGTTGGAGTTACAGTCAACTCATTAATAATGACTGTTGTTAATAGTTCGACCATCAATATTGCATCTCCCACTACAATTCTTTTGACAAATGAATTTTTGACAGGAGCGTATGTCTCTGCTGGTGCAAGAGTAAAAGCTGGTGCGGAGATAAGGAATGGTGTGGAAGCAACAACAGGTGCGGAAACTGGTGCGAGCGTGAGAACACAAGCATCAATCACTACTGCCCCACTAACAAAAGCAAAGGTGGCGATAGGTAAAATTTTTACTGGTCATGCATTAAAAAATAAAAAATTTGACATTGAACACCCTACGAAAAAAGGACATAGACTGTCTCATGTTTGTTTAGAGGGCCCTACGTCAGACGTTTATGTTAGAGGTAGACTTAAAAATAAAAATGTGATAGAATTACCAGAGTATTGGAGTGGATTAGTTGATCCCGATTCAATCACGGTAAGTCTCACGCCAATAGGTAAACCAGACTTATCTTTACATGTGAAAGAGATTATAGAAAATAAAATTATTCTTTCGTCTGATAATTTAATACAGGCAAATTGTTTTTATCATGTTTATGGCGAGAGAAAAGATATTGAAAAAAATATTCCTGAGTATGTGGGAGAATCTCCAAAAGATTATCCAGGTGATAGCACCCACTCATCAATTGCAGGATACACCTATGATACTGGAGGAAAAGAATAATGTTATCGTCTGATTTGGTGCAAAAAGCTAGTGATGTACTAGAAAGAAAATTAGAACAAATCACGGTGTTGCAGGATCAAATAGTAATTCTTGATAATGAGAAAACAGACTATGATTATGCAATTAGTAATTTAGATACTGTTTTAGTAACTGAGGCAAAAAAAGTTAATGATAGCTTTCAAGAAGTAGAAGAAGCTTATCAAGGTAGACTTGACTCTGGTTGTCGAAGTGATCTAGTTTGGCAAGTGGTTTTATTTAGCGATGATGGTGAAGGAACTGATGAATATGATTTAAGATGCATAAAATTAAACACCGATGGATACGCTGATAAGGTTGGAGTTGGAACAACCACTATCACCGTAATTACTCCTGGTGGAGGTGGACAATTACAATCCTTCCCTGTTAATACTGCAGCTGACATTGGATTTGGGGTCGATAATACAGGCACTTCAACAATTTTAGGATCGACTGGACTCACCACCACTATTAACGGATCAAAGTTTGGTTTTGATATTAGACATAAGTATGCACTTCAAGTTTATAATGAACCTTATGCAAGAGATATAGGAGATACTTTTAAATCCAGTTTCATAGGAACCATAGCTCAATCTGGTTCTATTATAACTGTGATGGAACCATTAGGTGCAGGTCTCTCAGAGTCATTTGGTTTGGGTAACATAGTGATTCCTGATGATCCCGCAATATTTTCTGGCACTGCGAAGATAACTGGTATTGCAACAGCATCAGTGGATTTATCTGTTGTTCCAAATTTAACTGGTATCAATACTAACTCTCAACTTGTTAACATACTTACTGTTGATCAAACATCAAATAAAGATATTAAACTCAATGATAACACTTTCACCTCATTTAAAGTCATAGGCGATCCTGATGAATTTGCAAATGAAGGTAGAACAAAATTTATATTACCAAATAGACCATTGACCGATAGGTTTGGAGATGTAATGTCTCCTGCTCAAAATCCAGGTGGACTTACGCAAAATGGATTTGATACTGATCCTTTTGTGCCGCAGGAGGTTGGAATATTATCAACAAGCACCGTTGGCACAGGAGTTTCGATTAAATTAGATGTAACGGGACAACCTGAGGTTCCGCAATCATGGGATCCTAACGAGGCAGGGTTCATTGTGGAGTTTAATGATAGAGGCGATCCATTAGCAGGCCCTGTGGAGGAACCTAAGGTTGGTGGTGGTAAAATGTATTATCCAGTTGGGTTTGCAAGTCAACCCATGAGAGCAGGTGGTGGATCAGCTGCAGTGGAGGGAGATCAACTTTCTAGTATTACAGATGGTGATTTTGCTCAGCTTTATCAAACTCTGTCAGACTGTTCTACAGGTGTTGCGAATACTGTGACGGAAAAACTTGGTATATCAAGCACTGCTGAAACTGCATTTTTGGCAGATGAGGGGGACAATAACATATTAATTGAAACCACCAACGCATTGAGAGCACAAAGAAATGATGAATATAGTATTAGAATATGGGGAATGAGACAGGCACTAACTAAATTAAATGAAGAGGTGGATGTCCAAATTAGATTGAAAGATGTTTTGGGTATTTCAACTGCTTTAAATATTATAGATAACAAATAACTATGGAAATCATACATGGTAGATCTCAAAAAGATCTAATTAATTTACCTGATGAGTGGGAAAAATTAGTTGATTTATCTACAGTCACGGTTCACCTAACGGAGATAGGTGCCAATCAAGGATTAATAGTAAAGAGAGTTCAGGGTCTTGAGGTTCATCTTCAAACAAATGGACTGCCCGTAAACTGCTATTATGTGATAATGGGTGAACCCCTTGACATTAAGGATGATATATGATACAATGCATCGTAATGGTATAATTATTTTATGAAACCAGAAGATAAAGATCTTCTTTCTCGTTGTGTTGTGGATACAATTCAACGTAGAATATATCTATATTCTGAGGAGGGAAGAGAAAGGGTCGTAAATTGTGACACCGTTGATGAATTTATGAATGTGTTGCGTGTTGTTCGTGATAAATGTCCCGAAGATCAATTGTCGTATTCAGATCCCCTGTAGGAAAAATAGCTTTCATTTTCAAAAAAGTCGGGAAAAAAATTCGCCAAATTTTTTGACCTCATTACTTTTTTAAACACGGGACTCTCCTATGATAAATAAGTCATAACAGAACTCATAGTGCAAATAAGATGCCTCTCAGTCGTCTAGATAATTTCCTGAAGAATGTTCGTGGCAATATTCTGTACGTTAATCCAAATGATTTGGATGCCACAGATAGTATTGAGAATCAAGGAAATTCATTAACCCGTCCATTTAAAACCATTCAAAGAGCTCTTATTGAAGCGGCAAGGTTTTCATATCAGAAAGGATTAGATAACGATAGATTTAGTAAGACAACAATTCTTCTATATCCTGGTGAGCATATTGTAGACAATAGGCCAGGGTGGATTCCAGATGGAACAGATAATTTTAGACTCAGAGATGGTAGTAGTTCTGATAACTTCTCTGCATGGTCTTTGACAACAAACTATGATTTAGCAACTGAGGATAATGCACTTTATAAGATGAATAGTGTCTTCGGGGGAGTTATTATGCCTCGTGGTACTTCTATTGTTGGATTAGATTTAAGAAAAACAAAAATTAGACCAAAATACGTTCCAAATCCAGAAAATGCAGATATTGAGAGATCTGCTATTTTCAGATTGACTGGAACCTGCTATATGTGGCAATTTACCGTTTTTGATGGTGATCCCAACGGTTCTGTTTATAAGGATTACACTGGAAATAAGTTTGTTCCTAATTTTTCACACCATAAACTAACAGTCTTTGAATATGCAGATGGTGTCAATAATGTAAAAATTGATGATGCCTTTATATCAAACTTTGATGCTGCAAGAACCGATCTTGATATGTTCTATGAAAAAGTTGGTTTGGCGTATGGTCCATCATCTGGTAGAGAGATTGAACCTGACTATCCATCATCAGGTCTTGATATTCAACCAAAAATTGATGAATATAGAATTGTTGGACCAACTGGAGGGACAGTTGGTATTTCTAGTATTAAAGCGGGTGATGGAGCAACCTCATCAACAGTTATTACCGTTGAATTAGAGGATGCAATAGAAGGTTTAGACGTAGACACTGCGTTCCAAGTAAGTGGTATCACTGCTGATGGATATAGTGGACAATTTGTTGTTAGTGATGTTGTTACTACAAATGCAAACGGAACAACAGAGTTTAAATATAAAGTATTAAATTCACCATTAAACCCATTACCATCTGTAACAGGATCTTCAGTTAATCTTCAAGTTGATACTGTCACTTCTGCATCTCCATATGTATTCAATATATCATTAAGATCTGTCTTTGGTATGTGTGGTCTTCATGCTGATGGAAATAAGGCCACAGGATTTAAATCAATGGTTGTGGCACAATATACTGGTATTGGTCTACAAAAAGATAATAATGCTTTTGTAAAGTATAACGCAACAGAGGGACAGTATAAAGATAGCACGGTAGCAGGTAATGAAAATCTAAATTCAGATTCAAGGGCGGTATATAAACCAAATTATAGAAATTTCCATATTAAGGCAAGTAATGATTCTGTCATACAGATAGTATCTGTATTTGCAATTGGATATGCTCAACATTTGCTATCTGAAACTGGTGGTGATTTATCTGTTACAAACTCTAACTCTAACTTTGGTGCAAAATCATTAGTATCAGAGGGTTTCAAAAAAGACGCATTTGCAAGAGATGATGTTGGATATATTACTCATATAATTCCACCAAAACAAATAGAATCTTCTGAAATTGCAATTGAGTATGATGCGATAGATGTTAAAAAAACGGGAACTGCTGTTGGTGTGGGATCAACGAGTCGTCTATACTTATATAATCAAACTAACCCAGATGCAAAACCAAGTAGTGTTATAGAAGGTTACAGAGTTGGTGCGAAAGTAAATGATAAATTAAATGTTTTAATACCTGATGCATCAGGAGTTACTAATGAGCATTCGGCAAGAATCATTATGCCGAATACAGAACTCTCTGATACTCAATTATCATTTGAAAAATCATTTGAGGTGGGGAGAGCTGCTGGAGTTAGTAGTATAACTTCAAACATACTAACCCTTACTGAAGACCACAGTTTGATAGAGGGTGAAAGTATTCGTGTCATTAGTGAGAATGGACACTTACCTGATGGTTTAGATTCAAATAGAGTTTACTTTGCAATCACATCTGGTGTAAGTAATGATCAAATTAAAATTGGTCAAACACTTAATGATGCTGTGGCTGGTGATGCTTTAACCATTAATAATAAAGGTGGTATTTTACATGTAACCAGTAGAGTTTCTGATAAAATCGCTGGTGATATAGGACATCCCATACAATTTGATATAAATGAAAGTCAGTGGTATGTCACTGTAGGAACTGCTGCAACAGATAATGATATATTCTCTACTGTTGTTGGATTAGGATCGACAACTCTTGGTGATGCTACACCTAGATCGTTTATCAAGAGAACTCCAGACACAAGAAATATCATAGACAGTGTATATCGTGCTCGTTATGTCATTCCATCAGGAACTGGAATTACATCTGCGAGACCTCCAGTTGATGGATATATCATAGAGGATTCTGGAACTGTAACTGGTGCAACTGACGCAGAGGTAGCATCATACTTTAGTCCTACTGCTGTTAGTTTGAGTAATGAAAATGAGCAAAGAAACTTTAGTTTCATATCAAACGCACGGTGGGCAAGTAACACCGCACACTTCTTATCTGAATTGCCACATGGTTTAAAAACTGGTGCTCAAGTAGAAGTTAAAAACATAACAAGCACGGAAAATCCAGTTGGAACTGCTAATTCAGGATTTAATGGAACATTTAATGTTTCTGGTGTAAGTAGTGCAAGAGAGTTTACTGTTACACTTACGAGCACCCTTGGGCCAGGAACAATAACAAACAATATTGACTCTAGGACCACAAGTCTTCCAACATTTACTCAGAAAAAGTTTCCTGGTACATTCCAAGTTTACAGAGCACAACAAATTCAAGAGTATGTTGCTGGTATTCAGGATGGTATCTATCATTTATTGGTTACTAATGCTTCAAACAAACCAACAGCGAGTCCTTTCTCTACAGAAAAATACTCACAACCAATTCAAAATCTCTATCCACAATTAAACAGAGATAATCCAAAATCTGATTGCAAGGAAGCAACATCTTACGCATTACCTGATCCAATTGGTCAAGTTGTAATAGATAATCTTCAGCATAGTATTACAAAAGAAACAATAGATGAGGCGATCTTTGATCTTAGCATTGGATTTGGAATCACTGCTCTTACCTCTAACTCAGCTGGAACAGCACATACCTTCTTTAGCACAATAGATCATGGATTGAACAGAGTAACTTCAGTTGGTATCGCAAGTAGTGGTACTGGATATGGATCAGGATCTGCTGGATTCTTATATAATGCAAACTTAGTTTCTGCTGGTGGTATATCAACTCAAGGTAATTTTGCGACAGGTAGGGTAGAAATCAATGCTGCTGGTAACATTGTCGATGTTAAAATCATGGATGGTGGTAGTTCATACGCCATCGGTGATTCTTTAAATGTTGTCGGAATTGCTACCACATCTGGACACATCACTGGTATAGTAACCGTTACCGCAATCTACGATAATATCGGAGATACTGTAGAGGTTAAAGGTGTAGTGCCTGACAGTAATGATGAATTTAATAGTTTATACAGAATAACTGGTATTGATACTGGAGCAACAAAACAATTCCAAGTTGCATCTGCTTCAACCATCGGAGCTTCTAGCTCTGCTGGAATAGGATTAACAAACCTCGCTGCTGCATCAGTTCATGTGACTGGACAAGCATTGAACGTAACCGCATTTAATTACAATAAAGTAACGGGTGTAGGTGTTGTCACGACGGCACAAAGACATGGACTGTCAGTTGACAATAAGATTGAATTGGGTGGATCCGATAGACCACTATATCGTGGTGATTTTATTGTTAAAAAAGTAAATGATCAAAATTCATTCAACGTAAACATAGGTGTGGGAACCACAGCTCCTGATGCTGATGGCACAATGTTTGCTTATAAGTTTGGATACGCATCTGCTGGTGGTAACATCTCAGTGGATAATGAAAACTTAGGTGGTAGACAAGTTGCTGAATACGCTGGTATTACAACTACATTATCCTCTGCTGTTTTAACAGAATCCACGACAAGTCTTTCTATCACGAACATAGGTGACCTTGATATTAATATTGGTGATTTCTTAGAGGTTGGATCTGAGATAGTTCGTGTTAAGTCTACTGTTACTGGCAATCCAATCACTGTGTTCAGAGGAGCACAGGGGACACAAGCATCAACATATGCGATAAACACAGTTATTAAGAAAGTAAAGTGCCGTCCGATTGAGTTTAGAAGAAACTCTATTATTCGTGCATCAGGTCAGACGTTTGAGTATGTTGGATTTGGGCCTGGTAATTACTCCACTGCACTTCCTGATAAACAAGATCGTAGTTTGACTGCACAGGAGGAACTGCTTTCTCAATCAACTAAGAAAGATGGTGGTGTGAATGTTTACACTGGTATGAATGATGCTGGTGACTTCTATATTGGTAACAAGAAAGTAAGTTCTGCCACGGGTCAGGAGGAAGTATTTGATGCACCTATTCCTACAACAACAGGAGAGGACGCATCAGAGAGTGGAATTAACATTGGATTTGATGTTCTGACTCCACTTGAGGCATCGATTAGTAGATCACTAAGAGTTGAGGGTGGTCCAAATGCTAACATCATATCTGAGTTTGATGGCCCAGTAATCTTCAATAATAAACTTACATCAACCTCAAGTAAGGGTATTGAATCTAATTCATTGTTCTTGCAAGGTGATGCAACAGTTTCTAGAAAACAAACAATCGGTGTTGGAACTCCTTCACTCGCAGGAAATCCAGGTGACATAACTTATTTTGCTAATCCAACTAAAGGTGGATACACTGGTTGGGTTTATACAACAGATAATGATTGGTATCGCTTTGGTAATATTAGTATTTCCAAGACACTTGACATTGGAGTCTTCGATCAATTAGGTATAGGAACAACATCACCTGGTTTGAATACACTTCAGGTTGGTGCTGGTTCATCCTTATTCTCAGTAGATGGAACTGGTGTGGGTATTGGCACCACTGCCAACGGATATAAACTTCATGCGATTGGTAATGTAAATGTTGTTGGTATCGTAACTGCTACTAGCTTCAAAGGTGATGGTTCTGGGTTGAATAATCTTCCAACAGATAGTCTCTTGGAGAATGTTGGTTCGGGTAACTCTGCTGGTTATGCTCCAATCCTCACAGCAACAAAACGATTTGGTATCGGTAACTCTGAACCACATTTCATTCTAGATGTGGGTATCACTGGAATAGGAACCACAGCCTTAAATGTAAGAAACAATGCAGTCTTTGCAGGATTTACTACTACTAAGGATCTTCAAGTCACTGGTGTTCTTACTGCAACCAACTTTGATCTACAGACATCATCTGTTGGTAAAATTAACGCAGGTGTTATTACCGCAACCACTTTAAATGTTGGAACAGGAGTTTCAATTAAAACAAACAGTGTTGGATTAGGAACACTAGTTCCACGAGCAGATATTGATCTAGAAGGATCGACAAGATTTAAAACATACTTTGAAAGTCCAGGCTCTGTGTCATCATCAAGTGGTGTTGTAACTCTTGATCTTGCAATATCTCAAACATTTACTCTTACTGTTGATGAGGCAATCACCAACTTTAAAGTAACGAACCCACCATCTGGAGCAACTGCATTTACAATCAAGATAGAACAAGACTCTACTGGATATTCAGTTGGAATAGGAACCTTCAAAGATAATAGTGGAACATCTATTCCTGTTCTATTTCCTGGTGGAGTCGTGCCTGAGGTGACGCAGGTAGGACTAAAATCTGACATCTATTCGTTCATGTTATTTGATGGTGACAATATTACAACTTCTGGACTATATGGAGTTATCGGAGGACAGAACTTCGCATGATAGGATTTAAGGTATTCCGTAGTGTTCCCACTACTCTTGATCTAAACGGACCAACATTATCATTTTTACAAGAACCTGTAGGAATTGTAACTGTTGAATCATCAGTATCTTTTACAGGAATTGTCACGGCAACTCCTGTAGGCACAGGACATTTATCTTATCAGTGGTATGAGATAGGTGTTGGTGCGATAGGATCAGGATCAACAGCTAATGTTGGTATCGCTACCACTCTTACTCTAACTGGATTAGTTGACCCTGATGATACTGGAAGGCAATTTTATTTGGAAACAAAGTATGTGGCATCAGCTTATGGTGTTGGTAGATCAACAGGAACTGCTTTAAATCAACCATTTCTTTCTGATACAGTAGGATTAGGTGTTAGACCTACCATCTCAATTACATCACAACCAGGAATATCAACCGTTGTTGTTGATGCTAATGCTAAATTTAATATTACAGCAACAACCACCGATAGCACAGACAATCTTCTTGTTTATCAGTGGCAACAAGATGGTAGTGATCTAACTGATAGCACCATTATTGCAGGATCAGCAACCACTTCCCTTACTATCTCCTCAGACACTATAGGAGTATCTACGATTAGATGTGTTGTATCTCATCCAAGTGCATCTAATTCTCCATTGAATTCTGATACAGTTGACTTTAATGTTGTTGCTTCAACTGACAGAAAGGTTCTCTATATTGAAGAGTTTGATGTGAATGCCACCTTACACAGCACTCAAGAAGTTGATTTAGTAGATGAAGACCTTGAAATAATTCCTGATGAAGTAGGTATCGCTGTCACATCAAATTGGAATAGAATATATTCAATTTATGCACCAGAGGATGATATAAGTGTTAAGATAACATTAGCAGGTGCTGCAGGGGAGGATGGTTCTTTGCAGACAGGAAAGGATGGTGGAACAAGCACGTTTAATTTAACACTCGAAAAGGGTCAAGAGTATGTTGCTAATTTAGGTGCAGCAATATGGCCATCAGGTGGCAATGCTCCAAATCCTAATAATGGTGCAGGTGGGGGTGGATCATTCTTCTATAAAGGAGGTGAGTTATTAGTCGCATGTGGTGGTGGATCTGGTGGTAGCAGTGGTGGTAATTCTCCTACACCAGGCACAGGGGGTGGTATCGGATTTAATCCCAACCTAACACTTGAAGGATTATACGCAGGAAGCACCACTAATTTTAGTGATGCGATTAACAATAGCACTGGTGGTAGAGTTTCTAGATGTACCATTGGTGATTATTGGCAAACTCAGGGAATCGCACCTTGTGTATCTATTGGATCAACGACGTTCTTTACAGGAAAGGATGGTCAAAAGACTGTTAATTTTAACAATTCTACGGTAATAAGAGGATATAAAGCAGGATTAAACTATCAATTCAATGCTGGTTCTGCTGGTGGTGGAGGTTCTGCTGGTGGTGGAGGTGGTGCTTTAGGTGGTAATATTAATAGAGGAGGAGTTGGATTTGATGGACTTGGGACGGCCACGGGAACTGTTGGAGGAAACGATAAAAAAGTAGGTACGATTAAGATTGAAGCAGTATAAATAATAAAAAATAACGGGGGAGAGTGAACCCAAAATGGCTGTAAATAAGAATTTCGTAGTAAAGAACGGTTTAGAAGTAAACACCGATCTAATATTTGCAGATGCAACGACCAACAGGGTTGGTATTGGAAGCACTATTCCTGCAACAGATCTAGACGTAATCGGTGGTATAGCGGCAACAGATTTAAGTGTAACTGGTGTTGGTACAATAGTTACACTTAACGGCACAACGGGTATTGTTACCACTGTTGTTGCTCATAATGCACAGGTAGGTAATTTAAATATAACTGGTGTAACAACGATACCAAGTCTTGGCACATTAAGTGAACTTTATATTAGTGGAGTTGCCACCGTAAGTAGTTTAGATGTAATCGGCACTGCGAATATTCCAACTGGTATTGTAACCAGAGCAAACGGCACTCATCTAAACTATACAGGTATCAGCACCGTTGCAAATTTAGTCATCACTCCTGACGCAGTGGGAACAGGAGCAACAATTGGGGGAGCTGTAGGAGTTATAACTTATATTGGTGATGGTTCTCAACTTAAAGGTCTTGGAATTGGTATCGGAAGCACAGGTAGTGATGGACTAGGTGCAAGTGGATTAGTTGGATTTGGTTTCACTCAAGTCAATTTTGTTGGTACAGGTGTTAGTGATGTGTTGTTCAACACTGATGTTGGTATTGCTACTATCTTTATTCAAGGTGGTGGAGGAGGAGGAGCATCCGTAACTGCATCAGATAGTGCCCCTTCAAGCCCTAGTGATGGTGACCTCTGGTATAACTCAACTCTAGCAAGACTATTCATATACTATGATGATAGTAGTAGTGCTCAATGGGTAGATGCTGCACCATTTAATCAAGGTGGTAAGTTTTTAAGTAAGTATGGGGATAATGCTTTTGGTGCGATTGGATACACTGGTGGTACAACTTCACAAGCAAGTATATTCTTTACAGGTGATCCAAACACTGGTTTAATTCAACCTGCTGCTGATCATGTAAACATTGTTGCTGGTGGAACCAAGTCACTGGAAGTCAATCCTAGTGGTATATCAGTGGTTGGTGTTATCACTGGTGATGGTTCAGGACTAACTGGTGTTGCGTCTACAGATAATATTATTACAAGCACTGAGGCAAAACTTCTTGGTGGTGTTGTCCTCAGTGGTGTTAGCACGTTCCAAAATAGTGATGTTAACTTCCAAGGATCTCAGGCAGGTGTTACCTCCATTACATTTGATGCTTCTGCTGATACCTTAACCTTTAGGGACAATGTTAAAGCTAAATTCGGGAATGATGGAGATTTAGACATCCACCATGATCGTACAGATAGTATTATTAGGAATACCACTGGCAAATTAAGGATAGTTGCTGACGATATTCATTTTGAAGCGAGTGATTATGGTGACGAGTTTCTTAGATGTAATCATGACGGAGCCGTAGAACTCTATTATGATAATTCCAAAAAATTTGAGACTCTAAGTGTCGGCTCAACGGTTAGTGGTATTCAATATGCAACTAGTTTCTCTGGTGCATTTGGTTCATGGACTTTAGGTGCAAGTGGTAGTGATCATTACACCTTCGATGGACCAGGACTTACTGGAGCAGAGAGTGATCCTACAATATACTTACAGAGAGGAAAGAGATATAACTTTGTAAACTCATCGGGTGGTCATCCATTTAGAATCCAAAGTGATCCAAATGGTTCAGCAGGAACAGCATATAATGATGGTGTTACTAACAATGATGCTGGTGATGGAACAACTTTAGAATGGGATGTTCAGTTTGATGCACCTGATATACTTTACTATCAGTGTACTTCTCATGCTAACATGGGTGGGAAGATCTACATTGGTAACAGTGGAGATTCGGCCAATATTGCGAATGTAATCTTTACCAAGGATGCTGTAGGAACAGGTGCAACCGTTGGATCTGCTGTTGGTGTCACAACTTACATTGGTGACGGTTCACAACTTACTGGTATTGCTGCTGGTGGTTCTGGTCAGTTTAATACTAGTATCAGTGGTGCGACTCAGTATGATGTTACGGCATCAATGGCAACTGCATACACTGCAAGTGCAACTGCTACTATCCGAACAGTGGTTCACTCTATTCATATATGTAATATCAGTGCATCTGAGGTTACGGTTAGTGGTGAGATGCAAACAAACTTCTCCTTTGCACATACCATACCAGTTCCTGCAGGTTCAGCAGTTGAATTGCTCAAGCAACCAAAAGTTCTAGGCCCAAGTGAAACAATTGAACTTAAAGGAAGTTCTAGCTCAGCATTAGAAGCAACCATTATTGTAGAGGAAAAAGAGGATACTGCTCTCTGGGATGCTCAGATCGCACTTTCCTCTGCTGCTACGGATACTGATCTTTATACTTCATCTTCTTATCCTTCTGTTGTTCAGAGTATTCTTCTTTGTAACAATGATGGATCGAATGACGTAAAAGCAAGAGTTTACTGGTCAGATGGAAGTAATAATGTTCAATCATATCTCGTATATGATATGGTGGTCCCTGCTGACTCAACAATTGAGATTTGTGAGCAACCGAAGTACCTTGCAACGGGATATAAACTTCGAGCATATGCAAACGTGGCAGATAGATTAGAAATCACTGCATCTGGTTCACAGATCGTATCATAAGGAGGTCTGAATAATGACTAAAAAAGGTGTAT